AAGCAAGTTAAAGATGTAGTTAACAAAGGTGCAAAACCAGCAGAACCCATGAAATCCAAAGGATATAAAATGGAAGAAGAAGAAGTAGAACTCGAAGATCAACAGGAAGTTGTTGCAGAGGACGAGACATCCGCTGAGACTGATGAGGTTGTTGCAGAGGCAGAAGAAGATGCAATAACAGAAGAAGAAGTCGAAACATATGATATCGACGATGATGTCAATGCTTTACTTGGAGGAGAAGAACTCTCTGAAGAGTTTAAAGCAAAAGCAAAAACAATTTTTGAGACCGCACTCAAGACAAAGGTTGCTGAAGTAAGAAAACTTCTCGAACAGCAGTATGCTGAAAAACTCGGAGAAGAAATTATCGAAGCAAAAGATGCTCTCGCTGAGAGAGTGGACTCATACTTAGAGTACGTTGCCGACGAGTGGTTCACTGAGAACCAACTTGCAGTCGAAAACGGCCTCAAGGAAGAACTCACACAATCATTCCTCGGTGGAATGAAGAGTCTTTTTGAAGAACATTATGTACAAATCCCTGAAGACAAATACGATGTCCTTGAGAGTATGGTAGAAAAACTTGATGACATGGAGAGTAAACTCAATGAGCAAATCGAAAAGAATATTAATTTAAACAAACGTCTCGCAGAGTCGGTTGCTGATGGTATCCTTGACGAAGTTTCTGAAGGCCTTGCGTCTACACAGAAAGAGAAGCTCGCTTCACTTGCCGAAAGTGTAGAGTTTGAAAGTGAAAACAATTATCGTGAAAAATTGGAGACATTAAAGCAATCATATTTTGCACAAAAGTCATCTCCAACAGTTAAAACTGAAACACTGTCAGAAGGATTAGACGCTACTCCTGAATCTGTTGAAGGTTCAATGGCAGCATATCTAAAGACACTTCAGTCATTTAACAAGTAACTGATTTTATTAAATCAAACAATAAACTTTATAGGTAAATCCCAAAATGTTTCAATCTGAATCATTGCAGGAAAAGTGGAAGCCACTTCTTAACTATGAGGGCCTTGACGAAATCAAAGATCCCCATCGTAAAGCAGTTACTGCCGTCCTGCTAGAAAACCAAGAAAAATTCCTCAGAGAGGAATCTTCATTCTCATCCAACGGGATGTTAATGGAGCAACCAACTGTTAATACTAACAGTGGTTCAACCGCTGGTTTTAGTGCCGGTGCATCTACACCAGTTGCTGGTTTCGATCCCGTACTAATCAGCCTTATTCGTCGTTCAATGCCAAACTTGGTCGCATATGACCTTGCTGGTGTACAACCAATGAGCGGCCCAACAGGTCTTATCTTCGCAATGAGATCTCGTTACAGTAGCATGACAGGAACAGAGACATTCTACAACGAAGTAGACTCTGCATTCTCTGGTCGCGATAAAGCATCTAATGCCGAAACTGGTTTCGTCGATGGCGACGCTGGTATGGGTACAACTGCTGTATCTGCTACAAACCCTGCGGTTCTAAACCCAGTATCATCTGCATCCTCACTAGGATACACCGTTGGTATGGGAATGAGAACAGACAACGCTGAAGCACTTGATGGCACAGGTAATGATGCCTTCAACCAAATGGCATTCTCAATCGAGAAAGTTACCGTTACAGCGAAGTCTAGAGCACTAAAGGCAGAGTACAGTTTAGAACTTGCTCAAGACCTTAAGGCTATCCACGGTTTAAACGCTGAAGCAGAACTTGCTAACATCTTATCAACTGAAATCCTCGCTGAAATCAACAGAGAAGTTATCAGAACAATCTATAAGACTGCAGAGCAAGGTGCTGTACAAAACGTTGCAACCGCTGGTGTGTTCGACCTTGACATCGACTCAAACGGAAGATGGTCTGTTGAGAAATTCAAAGGACTATTGTTCCAGATCGAAAGAGATGCAAACGCAATCGCACAAAGAACTCGTCGCGGAAAGGGTAACATCATCCTATGTTCTGCTGACGTTGCTTCTGCACTAACAATGGCTGGTGTACTTGACTACACTCCTGCTCTTAATGCTAACCTTAACGTTGATGACACTGGTAATACATTTGCTGGTACATTACAAGGTAAGTTCAGAGTATACATCGACCCATATGCTGCAAACCTAACTGCTGCTAACGCTGCACCTACAGGTGGTAATCAGTACTATGTCGTTGGTTACAAAGGTACTTCACCATACGATGCTGGACTGTTCTACTGTCCTTACGTTCCACTACAGATGGTTCGTGCAGTGGGAGAGAATAGTTTCCAACCAAAAATCGGGTTTAAGACTCGTTATGGTATGGTTGCTAACCCATTCGCAGAAGGAACACAAGCTGGTAGTGGTATCCTTAGTGTTAACGCTAACCGCTATTACAGACGTGTTGCTGTTAAAAACCTTATGTAAGCGAGATGCTTATATATTTTCAAGAGACCCTGACGGGTCTCTTTTTTTATGCTATAATAAATATATCATGTTAAAATCATTAGTTTTATCCGAAAATCTTTTACTACACCATCGAATCAATGGTTGTAGTTATAATTTAGATCGTTCTAAACTATCATACACATTAAATGAAAATATGTTTCATAATGATGGTGTAGGATTATCTGCAAATCAAATAGGCATTTGGGAAAGAGCATTTGTAATGATGACTGATATCGACCTTCAAGAAACAATTACTTGTTTTAATCCTAGAATCTTAAAACAATCTCGGAAAAAAGTAATAATGCAAGAAGGATGTTTATCATACCCTGATTTATTTTTAGATATTGAAAGACCAGAATCTGTTGTAGTTAAATACGAGGATGAGGGTAAAGAAATTCATAAAGTAAAGTTTGAAGGATTCATTGCAAGAATATTTCAACATGAGTATGATCACATGGAGGGTATTGATTTTACACAAAGAACTAAATAGACATAGGAGACCTGCACAGAACTAATGGCAACTCGTCCATCACAGATAGATAATAGAAATTTTCTTGCACCAGTTGGTTTTAAGTTTAATCTTAAACGAAGTCCCGGTGTGGCCTTTTTCTGTAACAGTGCTAATATTCCAGATCTAAACTTGGGTGTTGCGAATCAACCAAACTATCTACGAGACATTCCAGTTCCCGGAGATAAAGTTGACTTTGGTGATTTAAGTTTAAGATTTTTAGTAGATGAAGATCTCACTAATTTTATGGAGATTCAGAAATGGATTCGTGGATTAGGTTTTCCAGAGAGTGTTCAAGAGTTTCGTGATTGGGAAAAGAGTGGTCAAACACCAAAAAGAAACTACGGACAATCAGGACAAGACATTTATTCTGATGGCACTCTTCAAATACTCAGTAGCAATCTAATTGCAAAATTCAATGTAAAATTTACTGACTTATGGCCCTACAGTTTGACAACTTTAACATTTGATGCCACAGACACTGATATCGATTACTTTACAGCAGATGTGAGTTTCAAGTATACTATGTACACTATTACCGATTTGGAGGGAAATGACCTTTGATCTTGATACGATTCAAGACATGTGGGAAAAAGACGCAAAAATAGATCGAGATAACCTACATGATGAATCTTTGAATATACCATCTTTACATGCAAAATACTTTCAGATATACAATACAATATTTCTATTAAGAAAAAAAGCAGAGCAACAGAGAAAAAATATAAGACACGAGAGATATGAATACTTTAGTGGCAAGGCTGACCCTGATGTTTATGTGCAGAATCCTTTTCCAAAAAAGATAAGAGATAAAGATACAATGACAAAGTATTTGGATGCAGATGAGAAACTATCCAACTCATCTCTTAAGATTGAATACTATGATACAATGCTTACTTACTTAGAGAGTATATTAAAGGTCATACAGAATCGCACATATCAAATTAAAAATGCAATTGAATTTATGAGATTTACTGCTGGAATGGGCTAATGGAAGTTCAATATATAAAAGCATATCGCGATGTTTTCTCTTCCTCACTCTGCGATAATTTAATTAATACTTATGAAAAATTATGGAGAGAGCAACAAGAATATTTAAAATCAATTAGTCTTTGTTACACAGAAGATGGTGTAAAAAAATGTGGTGCATGTAATTGCCAAAGACTGGATATCATGCAACATAAAGAATTTGGTGAACCATTCAAGGTGGTAATGACTGGAATTCAAACTATTTTGAATCAATATAAGAAAGATGCAAATTTACATTCTTCACAGTGGCCAAGTAAATATGGTTTTGAACATCTAAGAATTAAAAGATACTTGTGTAATGAAAATCAACAACATGATTTTCATGCTGACGTTACTGATATTGAATCCACTAAAAGATTTTTAGCAGTTATTTGTTATTTAAATGATGATTTTGATGGGGGTGAAACTATATTTCCACAATTCGGAATGCAAGTAAAACCATTAAAAGGAACTATTTTGTTATTTCCATGCACTTGGACTTATCTGCATAAAGGAAATCCAGCAACAAATGGACATGCAAAATATATATTAGGATCATTTTTAAATTATGCAAATCATAAGAAGTTTAATCGTATTGGGGATAAAAATTTGGGCATTGAAAACATCTGATAAATACATATAGATTCATGGATCTATGTGATTGACACCTCCGCTAATGTTGTCATATCCAAAGCGAATGAAGTATTTCTTAGAGTCAAAGCTGACCCTCATATTGAATATGA